CCAAGTCATTTGGCTTTTAATTGAATCAAATACCTCTTGACTATCTTCAGTAACAGGGAAAGTATCATTACCCATTCTAAATATCTGAATAGCTTTAATAGCTCTAGCAGCTACTGAATAATCCATACGTCTAATATTTCTTTTATGTTTTAATGGTTCCAAAGCACTGTACATATAAGGAACAGGATAAGGAGACTCTGTAGTAAATCTTCTTCTAATGATTAATGGATTATCTAAAAGAAATTCTGTTTCTCCTCTTTTAATAGCAGCTACAAATTCTGGATAATCTCTTGAAAGTTCTTCATATAGTTTTAGGTCTCTAGTTCCGTCTGGGAAAACTCCGCCACTCATAATAAAATTAATAGCTTCTGGGGGAATGATGGCAAAGTAAGAAGGCTTACTTGTAGACCAAGAACTTTTAATTTTAATTGTAAATGGATCACGTAACCACATAGAAACAGGAAGAACTAATGCTTCATATTTCTTAATCCCGAAATCTTTAAGTATCTCTTTGTTAGCTACTGCATAAGATATCTCAGGAATTACTAATCCAGATAACATATACTCTAACGCCATAACTTCAGCAAAGTCTCTAAGTTTATCCTTAATAGCTAGGAAAAGTTTAAATTGATTATCTTCTATACCTTTTCTACTAAACCACAAATCAGTAATAGAAATGTCTACCATTTTATTAACTACTGCTGATGCAATGGGATCGCGTTTATAAAAGAATCTACAAGCACTAACTACTTTTCTAAACTCTTTGTAATCCCAAATATCTAACTTGTCAATATCAGCTGGCCCCCATGGATTACTTATTTGGTTTACGTTTGACATGAAAGTAGCTAGTGCGAATTTCTTGGGTTCTTGTTTTTTGTTTGTCATAATTTACCTATTATAAAAGCCAACTCGGAGAGGCTAGTTTAACTGATTTAGGTCTTATCATACTTTCGCTTTCCATATAATAAGCCAACGTAGCACATAATAGTGCTGATGTAAAGTGGTCCTCTCCCTTTTGTCCACCTTTCGGAGTTAAAGTTCTATATACTAAATCCCCAGATTGTGGATTTTTAGTGTATGTCATTCTTTCTAATTCCAATATAGTATCGTAGTCTGTAGAAGAAAAAATTAGTTTGTGTGTGTTAGCATACTCTTGAAGTAAACTAACTGCAAACGGTTTGGTTTTAGATTTTAATTCTTCACCAGAAGAGTCAAAACCTAATTGTACACTTGAACTGAATTCTACAGGATAAATTCTTTTTTCATAATGCTTAGTTTTAAATTCGTCATCTTGGATTAAATGTTGAACTTCTCCCCTACCTGCGGCACCGACATCTATACCAATAAGAGAAGGTTTAAATTTTGTATCAAGGGCATCTATAATTTTCATTTGTATTGGGTATGTAACTTTATTTAGTTGCACTTTTCCATGAAACTTAATTTGTCCATTTTTATTGACATACAAAATAAAAATAGCTGTTGGGTCAGTATAACCCAAGTCTATTCCAAATATAGTCATATTATTAGTAGGCAAAGAGGGAAACATTATTAGTTTGTCTATATAGTTTCCGATGTTGTCCCTTTCTGATATACCATCTAATACTAATTTATAAACAGGTTCTCCTTCAATTCTCATCAAGGTTCTATCAAAAACTGAATAAACTGGTTTACCATGTTGACCTAGAGCTAAGTGCATCCAGTCTTCACTATCTACTCCACCGTAATCTATTTTGAATTTTTCTATGTCATCCGGAGTAATTCTAGGATTGTCAAAGATAGTGGCTCTATGCTTAGTGTATGAATTGTCTCCTTGGTCTGATAACCAGAGAACATTGTTTTCTCTAAGTCCACTAGGAACTCCAGAAGAGTATCTTTTAAATCCGGGTGTCCATGTATTTAAAGTAGGAATTAATTCTTTATAAGTTCCAAATGGAAAGTAAGCAGCTTCGTCTACAATTTCAAACGGAGTATGCAAACCAATGACGTTAACTCCTGTGCCGCTAGTACCAGCAATTCTACACAATAGAAGCGCATTATTTAAAAGCTTAATGCTTTCATTTGTTTTAATTCCAGACTTTGGTTCTATAAAGTTCTTTAAGAAAGAGTTAGCTCTAAATTTTCTACTAACATTTGCGAACACAGGTTTAAGTTGTGCTTCATTAGGAACAGTATAAATTATATAATCATCTGGATAAATATTAAGAATAAGTGTTTGAGAAATTATATTACTTAAAATCTCAGTCTTTCCTACAGCACGTGCCATACATAAACTTATATACGGATTATAATCACATGCTACATCTTTCTGATACCATGTAAGTTTAAATTCCTCTTCCCTATCGGTTCTGTCAATATTATTAACAAATTCTGCATAGAGAACAGGATTTTTTAAAATCTCTAACAACACTAAATCAAACTGTGTAACTTTTTCTGCTAACATCTTCTAGGCATCACATCTCTCCAAAAGGAGATTATTCTTTCCTCGTTGTCTCTATCAGAAATTTTTATACTGGCTGGTAACATTATATCTCGATATAAATTATAATTCATACCATTAAATGGAGTTTTCCAAAGTTCTTTACCAAAATCATTGCCCCACTTTTTAATATAATATCTTCTGTTATTATCAAAATAACCGTGAGTTGACCCACCAGTTTCTTGATGAATTGTCCTGCTCCAGAAATGAAAGAATCTTGCACTAACTAAAGTACAACACTTCATTCCAGAGTTTACTATTCTGCGTGCATAATCGTTGTCTATATAATAAGCCGGATAAAAATTAACATCTGTATATCCAATCTTATCAAATACGCTTTTCTTGTATAACCCACAGTTTTGAATATCAAATAATTGCATGTCTGCTATTTGATATTCTGGAGAATAATTTTTAAATACTTCCCAAGGCTTAGCAGTAAAGTCTGTGAAAATACCGTTTACACCTATTAAATATTTTTCCAATTCCGGATATTCTTTTCTTAATGCTCTAGCATCTACTTGTAATGCACTAATCATTTCATAGTCAGATTCATTAGCTAAGTTAATTAAAGAATCTATACAATAAGGATAAGCAACTATATCATTACCAACTATAATAAGATTATCGTAGTCTTTTATTTTCCAAGCAAAATCATAAATATCGTTTACAGAAATCGGAAACCCCCAGTTTTGTTCGTGTACTATATGAGAAATTTTCTCACTTTCTAACCACTCTTCGGTTGCAGTATCTCCGGGTTTACCAACAACAACAAAAAAATCAATCTCATTTTTTGTTGTTTCTTTTATCGAATTAATAGTTAACTTAGTAAATTCAATATTCCCGAAGGAAACAATACCAATTAATGTCTTATTCATTTGTTTTTCCTTTGTGGGGGCAATATCCATTTTTACACCATGAAGCTACACCACACTTTCCAGTTTCTTTTTTATGAAAATCTGTTATATTTTTTGTTTGTTTACAAATAGAACAAACTTTTGTTTTCATTTTCTCTCAATCGCCTCTACACATTTATAGTAAACACCATCTTCTGAAATAAAATCTGACCAATATTTTTTAGCTTTAACCTGCGGGGATAAAACGAACGTAGATGCTATCTTCGTATAAGTGAATGACATAAATACTTTATTGGGATCAAACCAATTCTCTTTGACTTGTGCATAAACAAAAGGCCCAGAGTTTCTACCAATAATTGTATTACAGTATAAACTTAGATAAGAAAGTTCGGTTAAATCAAATGGCTCTTTGGATTTAATTACAAAATCTGAAGAGAATAAATTGTCCTTTTTCTCTGGTAAAGGATGAGTAGTTACAAACAACTTGTCTTTATAATAGTCGGCTAATCTATAAATTATAGGAGCGAAATCAAAGTTCTTAGCTTGATTAGATTGGACATTCCCATTGTCAATTAAAACCTTATCTTTGTTTTTATATTGTTCTAAAAACTTATCTACATGCAAAAGGTCATAATAAGAATAATCTATACTAGGTATATAATCTAAAACGGATTTGGATAGTTTTCTAACTCCCAATTTAGTTAACATCTCGTTATGCATCTCATAAAGCTTTTCAACTACACAACCAATTCCTGGAAGAACATATTTACCATCTCTTCCTATCCAACAGTTAACATAGAGAACATTATCTTGTTCT